AGATACTGCAAAAGGTTTGCTCGGCTCACTCCAAGGCTCTTGAGGCGCTTTACGATGTCTTGTGGGTCTGATTCAAAGTCAATGTAGATAACTTTCTTATCTGCTCTCAAGAGTTCGGCAGTTGCTATTTGAGCGACCCACGATTTACCTGATTCTGATTCACCATAGAATGAGTGAACCTTGCCAGCGTAGATAAGGCTCTTGCCATCTGTTCGGGTGAGGATATTTGCCTTTACCTCTTGGAAGAGTCCATCGTAGTAATCAGATAGGGCGATTGGCTTCCACGATGAGCTTTCTGCAATTTCGGCTATCTGTTCCTCGCTTAAATCAAAAGACTCAACCGCCAAAGGTCGAAGCTCATTTGATTGCCCGAAGCCCTGCTCTCTTAGCGCTATGGCTGCTTGCTTGAAATCTCCACCATATTGCAGGTGAACTAAGGCTCCAAACTTGTCATAGGATCGCTCAGAGTCAAAGGCAGTTGAGGTTGAAAAGACCATCAACTTATCTGTGCCTTGATAGTTCGTGGTGGCAGATACGCCAAAATCCTTACCTGGGCGAGTCCACGCGGTCTTTTCTCCCTGCGTGTATGCCTTCTTCCACCCAAGCGGTTGCAGTAGCTCATCCCAAGTGGTGCGGGCATTGTAATCATCGCCCGCCGTGAGAGCGCCATCGCTTCGCTTGGCAACCTCTAAGGCAACCGACTCAGGCTTTGGCATTGCATCAAACATTCTAAATACATCGTGCAAGGCATCTCGCTCTTGCCGTGAGAAGGTCGCAATCGTTTCGATGCTACCGCGAAGCATCTGCCACGCACCGCCCGAAGGATGGCATTTGCCACCTGAAGGTGCCGTGATGCAGAAACCACCTTCACCTCTTGTCTCGGCTAAGACATCAACCCCGCCGTTCTCACCTGGTCTGCGAGCGAGCTTGGTGTTGCCTGGCACATCTCCCTCAACCTTGTAGAGCCAATGCAGACCCCCTGAAGGTGTTGCCTCGACATAGGATGAGTTCAGTTTCTGCCACAAATCACCCAATCCTGATCCGTTGCATATCTCTGCAATCTCAAGGTGCATCTTCTCAGAGACTGCTCGCCCCTCAAGTTCGAGCATCTCAAGGTTGCCTGAGATAGTGCCGGTGATAACGCCAACGCCATCTTGAGGTGCGCTAAACCAACTCACAATCTCTTCAGGGGTCGGCGCACTCTCTTGGTATTGCTTCCAAGAAGAAAGCCCTGGGCGCTTAGACCCATCTTGGGAGACAGGAACTGCAACAATCCCGGCGTTAGCAAATCGAAGCGCCGTTGTTAGTGTTTCGTTAGTCATTCGTTCCCCCGATTGCTTTGAGTATTTCTTGGCCTAATTCATAAGGAACCCGTGACCTATCTTTTGCACCCTTTAGCCCCTGAGTGCCAGTTCTTGATCCGCGTGGTGCTGCTTCGTGACAAGGCATCCCATTCTTACAAGGCTCGCGATGATTCCATCCTTCAACTGTTCCCCAAAGGTCTGTTGGCTTCATTCGAGTATCGCCGTAGGTGCAATATGTAACTGTTCGGCGCGGGTATCCCTCAACCACTGGCAACTTACGAAGCATCCCGCGTGGGTTCTCCATAAGCCAACCCTTTGAAGGATTGAGAGCCTTGATAAGTGCCAAAGTGTGCGCAACTAGCTCTTGGCTCTTCTTTGCGCCTTCAGTCTTTGGCTCATATCCGCGAACTCCACCGCCCCAGTGATGACCCATAGAGGCAACGCTGAACGCAGTGCAAGGCGGTGAGGCCCATACAAAATCAGGTTGCCCGTATCGAGCAATTAAATCCTGGGCGTTGAGATTGAAAACATCTATATGTTCAGTTGCCTGAAATGAGGTATCTAGCTCAAAAGAAATGACTGTATGCCCCGCATCTTTGAAGGCTTGAGTAGATGATCCTGTTCCTGAGAAGAAATCAAATATCAGCATCAATATCCTTCACTGCGAACTCAATGCGAGCGCGTGCAATCTCCACATATTCATCTGATTGGTCAATCCCGATAAAGTCAAAGCCTTCATAAGCACACGCCTTGCCAGTTGAACCTGAACCCATAAACGGATCAAGCACAATGCCATTGGGCGGTGTCACAAGGCGCACAAGGTACTGCATCAATGATGTGGGCTTCACTGTTGGGTGATGGTTGAGCTTGGCAGCATTGCTTCGGTTGCGTGGGTTGTTCCCGCCAACCTTGCCTTCGGCTCTGCCATCGTGAACTCGCACCTCTTCAAACCCATCTAATCCTTCATTGCGGTCACGCTTTGAAGTCTTGGCGCAGTAAAAGAAACGGGCGGCAGATGTATTCAGGCCATCGTCATAAATTGGTGTATTTGAATCACCCCCTAAAACATAACTTGTTGCATTTGTTGGTTTTGTAGGCGTTCTGCTAGTTGCACCCTTTACATCAGGAAACAACGCCACAACCTCATCACTGCCATCGTGAATGAAGTTGGCAGGGAAGCGGCCAGCATTTAATTCACCAATATCTACAGTGCCATTTATGCCATCACCATAGATTCCATTTGATATTCCTTCAGGCTTTGATGCTTTGTAAGTGCCACCATCTGTACCAACCCTGCTGCCATCAATGTTCAATCCACCAACACCAAAATTCAGCACGTTATTTGCAATCGTGCCGACTACGGGCTTGCGGGCTAACACCATCGGTTCGTGGGCTGGCTTGAGTGCAGTTCCCCATCCCTGCCATTGCTTTGCGGCGGGGGTGGATGGAATTGTTTTTGCAGCGTGTTTTGTAGCAGAAAACTTTGTGCTATCTGTTTGACAATCGCAAGCACTACCACCTAAGCAAGAATTCAAATTGTTTGGCAAACCAGTTTCAACCGGTTCGGCACCTGCGCTTTTATCAAGAGCCTTTGAAATATCCATTGACTTTGGAAACCCTGATCCATAGACCCACATAATTTGGTCGCGGATTTCAAATCCTGCATCTTCAATGGCAACCGCCATTCGGTGATAGGTGCGCGAACCGCTAAAGGCGATGAGGTGTCCACCAGGCTTAAGCACACGCAAAGCCTGTTGCCATACTTCAACGTTGAAGGCAATGCCACTTGAATCCCACGATTTGCCCATAAATCCAAGCTCATACGGCGGATCAGTAACGATGGAATCTACTGAGTTATCTGCCATCGCCTTCATTGCCTCGATGCAGTCACTGTTGATTAGTTGCATTATTCCCCCACCACATTGTTGATAATCCATTGAACTACTGGCACCGCTACCGCGTTACCCATCTGCTTATAGCGGTTGGAATCGGCTTGCTCGCTAGTCCAACCATCGGGAAATCCTTGCAATCGCTCACATTCAGTTGGTGTGAGTCGGCGTACAGTAACAGGCTCTGCGATGAAGATTTGTGCGTGGTGTGATTGCACGCTTGGTTGGTTTGCTTGCAATGCAAGAGCTGTATCAGTCTCCGTTGCACTGAAGTTATTTGCCTTTGCATCTTTTCTTACTGAATAAATTGCTGGCACATTGCCACCGCCCGTTCCCCATCGTTGAATGACTGTTTGCATAACCTGATCCTCATAGATTCGGACATCACCAACTCTTGTGCCGTCAATAATGAGAACTGTTGCTCTGTTTTCGTTTGCGTTATCAAATGCGTTCAATGTCGGTGTCACCCCCCCCTGCAGCCAAGTTTCGTAATCTTCGGTGTTTTGCGCTCGCCTACTTTTCGTGAACCAAGAAAGTTTCACTGCCACCACCTAAGACACCACCTGAAGCCTTGAGTGTGGCGCTGTTGTCTGAATCTACGAATTGTCCGAAACTTCCTTCTCTGAAGCCACCGACTCCAACGCTACTTGCAGTCTTTCGGGAAGTGTCTTTCCCCTTCGATTTGCTCGCCTCAAGATACCCTGCGCGGCTTTGGCTGATATTGAGTATTTCTTCAGGTGTTCGCCCTGTGTTTCCAAGACATCCGACAATGAACACTCTACGCCTTCGTTGGGGTACTCCGAAGTATTGAGCATCAAGCACCCGCCATCCCACGCGATACCCGCGCTCGACCAACGCTTCAATGACAACGGCCATATCTCTT